GTAAGCTTCCCGTAATTTACCATGAGATAGCCGTGTGGCCCTTCAATAACCGCATCAGGATGTGTCTTTTGTATTTCCTGTGCGATCAGGCCTATTGGCGGGTGGTCATCCAACCCAAGCTCTTTAGCTGTATCGTTCCAAGTCCAACGATAGAACTGAATGCCGTGTAGGGTGTCGTAGGGTTGGATGTTGTCTTTTAGACGTGCGTCAGAATGTTTGATCATGTTACCTTCAGGTACTTAGCTACTGCTACCTGTGTGCCTGCAGAGATAATGGTATCGAACAAGCTTGGGCCACCCGAAGACTGTGCCTGTGCGTTCATTTCACCTAGTAGCAAACGAAGCTCAAACTCTTCTTCAGATAGTGCGCCTTTAAACAGATAGTCGAGGGTCGCATCGGTGCGATCCCACATACGGTTAAGCCCTTCCTGTGACAGGTCTAGATAGTTTTTAACGTCTACGGCTGCAGCGTCGAAAGCCATTTCTGTATTCGTTGTAGCAACTGTCTGACGCCATCTAGCATTCGCCTCATCAACTGCGTACTGCATCTTCGCATAGAATTGCTGACGTTGGTTTTCCATTGTCTGCTTAAATTCTGTAGCGTCGTTAATTTCGCCTGCATTAAATCTTTTAATTTCTGCAAATAGATTTGCATTGAACTGCTCCACTTGTACGCCAAGTTCATCGTAGAACTTTGTGAACTCATTTTGTGTCTCTGCAGTGAAGCGACGATTAGCATTCTCTTGCTGCGTATCTTCAAACAACGCCTGAACTTTAGCCTGTGTGTTAATCACTTCGGCCTGTTGCTCATTCGTCAGATTGGTAAGGTCCATTTCCAAGAACGCTTTAGCATTCTGTACCGCTGCAGCCTCACGTGCAGATAGGTTAGCAAGCTCAAACTTAGACAGGACAGTAGCCTTATTGATGATAGCTTGCTGACGGTTGTCTAGGTTTTTGATTGTAAGGGTTTTGAAGAACTCTGAGTCTTGCTGTGCAATCGGCAAGCTTGCTTCCATCAAGGCGGTAGCCATAGCCGCTGTGGCTGCAGTACCTGTCATACCCTTGAAGGTCATTGTACGTGCTACAGCACGTGCTTGTCCTTGTGCGAATGCAGGGATTTTAGGATTACCGTTTTGGTCCACAAAGGATTCAGACAGGATTTCCAACTGCCCTGTCATTGTAGCCTTACTGTCGATGTAGTTACCTTCACCAAGGTTCTGCGCCATAAGCTTACCCGAAACGGTGCGAGTGTCGATCACTTGGCTCATACCTTGTGTGGCGTAATCGTTTAGGGCTTCACCTGTGACGTTTGTAGTGCCATCAGCATTCACGCCTGTGGCTGCGCCTTGCATGTCGATTGTATAACCGCTTGCATCTACTAGGTTAGCATCACGAATTTGTCCTGTGGCAGGATCAACATTGTACTGTGGGTTATCCATGCGATCAGATGTTGTCGCAGTATTGTACGTCTGTGGATCGACCGCTGTAGGGTTAGATACGGGATCAACACCAGTAACCAATGATGCTGTGTAATCACCCAAGTCACTTAGCATGTAGTTAGGGTTGCTAGGGTCTAGCAGTGTGCCTGCAGTCTCAGGATCAAGATTAGGGATGACATCGGATAGGTTAATCCCACGGGCATCTAGGAAGCCTTTAGGATCGGCAACCATTGCTTCGATATCTTGCGTAGATTGTGCAACACCTGAGTCACGGATCATCTGCAGGATAGCGTCTTTAGAAATGCCGCTACCTTCTACTTCACCTGCGTTCTGTGCAGCCTCTTGCTCAATAGCGGCGGCAGTCTCATTATCACCGTTTTCACGGGCTTGCTGTGCAAGCTTTTGGTAACCTGTTAGTCCTGTCTCTGGGTCTTTAATGGATAACTTATCTACAGCCTGACCATCAACAATAGCGATCTCGTAAGGTAGTCCTAGCGCATTGTAGGCGTAGTTCATTCCCTTTTCATTGGTATATACGGTCATATCGCCGTACTTTTTAGATGCATCGTCGTCGGACAAGCCATTAGCCCAACCCGCAAGCTTACCAATAATTCCTACAGGTGTAGTGTATCCAATTATTTTCTGGAAAGTGTTCTTTTCATTAGCGTTGCCGCTATTGCCGCCATCTGAATTAGAAGTGAATATACTTCCGTCATTTCCTACAACGGCATTACTATCGTCTACCGCCTGATTATTAGAATCACTGGTCAGGACACCATCAACGTAAGAAGTACCGTCGTTTGGCGTAAAAATGTTGGCTATCGACTGTTGAAGTGTATTCGCCATTAGAGGGCATCCCTTTCAATCTGACATTGCCGTACACGGTCACGTAGATACACGTAGTTGGAAAGGGCCTCTGGGATTGCAGTAGCATCAGAGGGTAGGCTTTCTAGTTCATCGGCTAGTTTGTTATTAAAGTCTTCGTCAAACACCGTGATAGGTGGACAATATATTTCAAGCTGAGTTCTATAGACCGTCTTTGCGCAACCGCTTAACAAGACCGTCCCTATCAGCAATGCTACCATCGTTTTCATGTTCTGCCATTGCCTTATAAAATCTGTTGGCCTGATCAGCGGCCTGTAGTTCATCCTGCAGGACTTTATTCTTTTCGGCTTCTTTGCCTTTGATACGTCCTATGATGTAGAGGATGGGCAGAGCGATAGCCAAAGTCGCAATGATTAGGTCTTTCACTCTGCCAAAGATGTTAAACATCCACGCCATCCTTTTGATCTTTCCATCGTGCGTAGGCTGCTAATGCAATGCCGCCCAATGCACAGATTAAGAAGATTGTTTGCAGGCTACTGGAGTACGCTGCCAAACCTTCTAGCTGACCCGACACTTCGTTTAGTGCGGTGGCAGCACCTGCAATACCTGCGCCTGCCATAGTCTTAGATTGTGTTAGAGGTTTCTTATCCTGTACCGCTACTTTCTGTGGCATTGGTACGTCAGGATCATCACTAGGTAGCTGTGCATCTAAGGTGAACAATGCTGCCTCTGCAGAGCGACGACGTGTAAGACCTGTAAGAGGTTGTAGCTTACCGTTTACCCGTGCCTTGTTCCAACGCATGAACTGTGCAGGAACCGCTGCGTAATCGCCTGCGTTTAGCTTTTTAAGAAGTGTGGAAGAATTAAAGTTAGCTGCACCTAGATTATACACGAAAGATACCAAGGCATCAAACTGAAACTGTGTAAGAGGTACATCTACTAAGCGTTTAACTTCTGCCTCATAGATTTTCATATCCTCACGCAAAAGGTCTTCTGCCTCTTGCTTAGTGATACGCATGTTCTTCTTAACGCCTTTCGTGTGACCGTAGCCGATTGTAAGAACATTAGCAGGGCAACGATACGGCACTACCATACCGTCACCATCTACTTTGTGTAGGCCTTCAAACTTCTTAATAAGGTTCAGGCCTTGGTCTGATATTGATTTAGGGTGCATACTTATCCAAACGTGTTGAAATAGGGGTCTTGCCGCTGCATCAATCCGCTATCAATCGCCGCACGACGATTAACCAATTGTTGCGGAGCTAAGTCTCCTGGTTGTCTACCCATCCCTGTATATCCAAGCTGATCCATCTGTTTCAGCAAGGAATTCATATTAAACATACTTTGCCCAAGCATATCGCCTTGTTGGTTAAACTGTGCCAACAGGACGTTACTTTGATTGTCCATTGCACGACGTGTTACCAAACCTTGTGCATCCACGCTCTCACGGATCAGGCGACCATTTTCATCGAAAGATGTAGCAAGCTGTGTGTACTGACGACGAATGTCTTCAGGCAGGTTCTCACTCTGCGTTGCTAGTACCTGCTTCACTGTGTCGATGCGGTTAATAACATCTTGCTGTGCTGCAGCTTGATCCTCTGATCCTGCACTCATACCTGCAGAAAGCTCACGGATAGCGGCAGTGAAGTCACGCTGAATGCTTTGCTCACCTGCTTGTTCCTGACGACCTTGCTGATCAATTTGGCTAGAAACACTAGCGATGTCACGCTGTGTATCACCGAAGTTATCAGCAATCGCTTCACGTGTACGATTGAAGCCGCCAGAAACTGTGTCTAGCAATTCAGCACGTGTCTGGTTAGCAAGGGTTGTATTTGCATCGTAAGCATCACGGAAGCTTGCAAGACCTGTCTGCAGGCCACCAACTTCACCCATGATGTTTGATTGACCTTCTGCCAAACCGCCGTAATAAGTATCGTTACGATCTGACATACCCTCTAGGTAAGACTGTAGGTTAGTCTGACCGCCAAGGATATTAGCAGACATATCTGTGAGGTTTTGGTTCTGAGTATCAAACTGCGTATTGATGTTCTCATTAACGCCCGTGAAGCCTGTATCCAGAGTGTTGTCTACTGTATCAAAGCGTTCAGTCATATTGCCTGCA